CAAAATGCCTTTCCTGCGGTCGTTCACATCTTGCATCCAAACGGCAATACAGAACCCTTTCTTTTATGTCCCCGGCAAAAGCAAGATTGTTTCCCGTGCTGAAAATCGTAAGAATCAAAGGCAAGGTTTCGTTTCTTGATTCCCCCAAAATTCTGGCAACGGACGATTCTTGTGTCACAAACTGGCAGAGGCGTTCAGATTTTATTCGGCGTTCGACGTTATCAATATTGATCAGGTTATCCCCGCGGATGATTGACGAATCAATTCTTTTTTCAAGCTCTTCATCTGTTGATCCTTGCGCCATTGTTGGAATCCTCTTCCCTGTGCAGATCATGGAAGCGATATCCACCAAAAGGCTTTTGCCTGTTCGCGGCGTCGGCGCGGTAAAACCAAACATTGGAACAATAGGCATTGCACGACGGACAAGCGGCGTAAGAATAGCGGCCAGAGCGACGGAACGATCAGCATCATCTACGAACGGGAAACTGGATATCAGATCCAGGAGAACGTCCAGCGCGGCCCGTGCGTCGTCTTTGGTCGGCTTGTCTTTAATGGGAAAGAATTTTTCGTTCGGCCAGTAGAGAAGAAAGGTATCCGGGTCATATCCTGGCTTATCTAAGATTGAACCGTCCGGCCTCATTGTTGGTGCCTCAATGATCGCGGCCAGGGTCCGAAGGTTCCATTCACCAACGCGGGAAAGATATTCTTCGGCGATATATCGCGGCGGATTCTGCTCGTAGTGATCCCCGTCTTTATTCCGCTTCAGGAATCGGCAATGTTTGCCACAAAGCCCCCTGAAATAACTTTGGGTCACTTCATGGATCTTCGGCGTCTTCTTTTTTTGCTTGATCTCCGAAAAGGTTCCGGTTTCCGTCAAGATAGGTCGGACGATGGTTTGCCCGCGGCAAAAGATGTCAACATTCTTGAGGCCAAGGATCTTTTCAACCTTGTTTGCCTCTTCAATCATCTTCCCGTCTTCAAGCTCGATCGCGGCCTTGATATGTACGGCGGCCCGGATCGCAGCGGCGACGGCTTCCAAACCATAGCGAACATGCAGGTCATTGAAATCTGTTGGCTTGTCGGCCAGGTCTGATTCTTCAAACTCCGGCCAGGTCAAGAAGCAAACATTCCAGCGCGCGGCCTCTTCCCCTTTGGTTTTCCCTGGGTTCTCCGGCGCACCATGCAGCGGGTCCGCCCCTGTGAACTGGTCATTGTCGGCGGCGATTATGATTTTTTCGTTTGGGTATGCTTTACGGATCGCAGCGGCAACGGGTTTCAAGTTGTTGGCATTGAAAGCACAAAACACCGTCGCCCCGGTCGCTTCGTGAATACTGGCCCCGGTCGCGTACCCTTCGCAGATGATCAGCTGTTCATCTCCAGGGATTTTGAAAAAATGCCCTGAGATATCGGAACCCGTGATGAACTTCTTTTCGCCTTCGGTATTTATGGTCTGCAAACCAAACAAGCGGCCCTGAAGATCCTGAACCGGGATCAAAAGATCGCCCCGCTTGGATATTTTCAAACCAAAAGATTTGATCTGCTTATTGGCAAGGTATGGATGATTTTCGGCGGCTTGTGCTTTGGAAAGGATACCCTTCGCTTTCTCCACCGCTTGCGCGCGGCGTTCCGCTTTGGCCTCTTGAAACCTGGCCTTGGCTTGCGCGATAAACTTTTTCCGATTGCGCTTCTCGGTATTGGATAGGTGCTTTTGCTTAGAACACCACGTTTCCCAAACATCTGACCTCCAAGATCCAAAAGCCCCGGCGTAAAGTTTCCCGTCATTATGGAGAACATACCATCCGGCCTCATCTTGCGGATCACCGTCGCGCGCGGAGCACCTGTGAAGTTGTCCATCGGGTATGATCTCGGTCGGGTATATACCGAACGATTCAAGTTCAGATCGGAATTTGTCGATTGCGGATTCAGACAAGGCGGATCTCCAGCATATCTTTTAAGTTATGCCGGAACCAGGGGAATTGACAAAAGGGGAAGGAAAGCCATATTCTGACAAGTACCACCAAGTCAGGAATATGATGTCCTGTTCCCCGCCCTGATCCCGGCTTTCGGTTCAGGGCTTTCTTTTATCCAACCACCCTGGAATCAATCAGTTCCTTCACCTTGTCGGCGACGTCCAGCCCCTTGTAACCACCAACGGAGCTTTCAGCCCAACGCTTGAATCCAGCGGCGTTGATCAAGAGACGCGGCGACGAAGTACCCCGGCCCATAACTTTATCGAACCCCAAAAAAGGCAAGACATTAAGGACTTCAATGTTGGGATCAGAAGTCAAGGCGAACTTGGCCTCTTCTTCTGTTTCGGCATGGACAAACAGGTTTTCCTCTTGGCCTGATTGCAATCTTACCCGGCAAGAATAAATTTTTTCTCCTATCATGCTTCACCCCTTCCTGGTTAAATCATCCACTGGTTTACTCGCCCCCGTCCTCTTATGACAACCACACCACCAATCACACCAGGTTTTAGGGAAAAACCCATGATCATGTTCGCCAAGGATCACCGGCGGATTGACTCGGCAATATCCATCGTTCCCGGCAATGACTTCATCATCTGGACTTTTAACCTCTTCCCTCTTCCAGAACTTGCAATTCTCGCAGCGGTCGTCCTTCATCATAGCTTCACTTCCAATCTAGTTTTCAAGTTTCATAAAGAAGTTAACAGGGTCCGCGTCTTTTATATCAGCAAATAACAGGTTTTGCTTATTATAATTAACATTCAGTTGATAGCAAAATTTATCATAAAGGAACTGAAGGTCAAAAAAGCAAAACCCGTGCATCCCTGGCAAGGCCCCCCGTGGTCTTTCGATCTTTGGTTTTTTTGGGACAGGGAAACCGCTTGGCACGGAGCCTGAACCTGGAAGCACGTTTGACGGTAAGAAATGGTCATTCTTTTTGAACCAGATAGTCGTTGAAATGTCTGGATCAAAAATATTCCTTGCTATTTCTATTCGGGTCAAACCATCCCGTTCATCTTCTCCCGGCTCGAATCCGTCCAGATCAAAAGAACAGCCGGTAAACAGATCTTCTTTGTTTATCGCCAGCAACCAATAGCGCGGGAAGCCTTTCGTTTCGTTTTTGTGATTGTTGATCATTGTCGGCAGCATGTAGTAAACGGCGTCCATGATCTCGTAACTTTTTTTAGAGTCATGGATAAAGTTTTCATAAAAGTAATTCAAGAACGCGCATCGTATCGCTTGGTCGAAGCTGAATCGGCGTAAGGTTCCCCTACCTCCGGCGTCCTCGATGTCCGGTGAAATTTGGCCTTGCTCGATTTGATTCAAAACCCTGCGATACTTAGTGCCCGTGGTGAACCCGCTTAAATCCTTTGCAGTGTAACCACCTTCAGCCATAGTCAGCACCTCCGTTGTGTTGACTAAAATATTATTACACTAAACTGTACAAGTCAAGGGATACATAAGATGAATTTTTAAATTTCCCCATTTTTCTTCAAATCGTCAATCTTATCAGTTAGTTCCTTTCTTATTATGCCCTTGATCAATTTTTGTAGGCTCTTGGCCTTGGAGTGCTCCTCGAAATACCATCGAAGCATTGCGTAGTCTTCGGCTTCCAGTCGGATATTGAAGCTCTTCGGCCCGGCCCGATACTCGTCCCAAGGCTCAGGCCAAAGATGTATATCTTGCTCTTGGTCCTGGTCCTGGTTCGTCCCCTGCTCGATAAACTCTTGTTCATCCTTTGGTTTCCTCTTCAAACCCATTTCATAATCTCCCGGAATAAGCTTGATATCTCCCCGGCGGCCTTGCCCCTTGGTTCGAACTCGGCAACGCTCATTCCCTCAGATGCAGAACGCGCATAGGATATCCTTGACTTGATCACCGCGTCGGCCAACTCCAAATGATCCAAATCCCGGACAAGCTCGGCGGCGGCCTGGTCGTCGTGTACTCCCGGATTTGTGGCGGCCTGATTCCAAACGACGATCCCCTTCAATCTTTGGTTGAACTCCCTGGCGGACTGGATCAGCTCGTCCATAGATTCCAAACTCCAGAGATCAAACTGACTCGGCCTGGCTGGAACCAAAACCAGATCAGCGGCCAGGAGCGCGGAACGTAGGACGTCCGAATCTCTACCACCGCAATCAATTACCGCGTTCCCGGTCAACTCTTTGTGTAAGGTCGGCTTGTGTATTCTTTTGGTTTGGATCTCCGGCTTGATCCCGGCGTCGGCGCGGATCTTGTGCCATAAATAAGCGGACTCTTGACGGTCAGCGTCCACCAAAACGAAGCCCTGATCAACCAAATGGACGGCCAAGTTGACGGCCAAAGTCGTTTTGCCCGTACCGCCCTTTTCTGAGCAAACGACGATAATCATCGCGGCCCCCTAAGACTTGGCATACACTTCAAAACCACCATGATCAGCGTCCCGCGTGGACGTGATCTTGTATCCCCGCTTCCCGTATTTTTGCTGTAAGTAGTCCCTGATTTCACCCATAGGCCCGTCAAAAAGCGGATTGTTCGGATTTCTGTTCCCTGGAATTACCGGCATAAGTTTGAAGCTGTGTTGCCCGTCCTCGAAAAGATGCCCTACCAGTTCCATGATGTCCCCCTTTTGGTTAGGTCGAAACCCTTTTGTATAACCCATTAACAATTTGTCGATTCCACACTTTCCCCTTTTTGGTCTTTATCCCCCGATCATTAAGAAAGTCGGCTATTTTTTGGAATGAAATCTTTTCTTTGTCCCTCAGTGCCAAGATTCTTGAAATTTCATCTTGTTCTTTTTGGTTAATCACTAAACGTCCATTTTCTGAAAGGTCATAACCAAAAGGAATGTCTCCACCTGTCTTTTTCCCCTCTTTCTTGTTCCTGGCTAGGCCAGATTTCGTCAACTTTGTCGTGTGCAACATTTTGTGATTGTGAATCTTGGAATGACACTTCTCACACAAGGGAACCGTCTTTGTCCCGCCCATACTACGCGGCACAACATGATGAAAGTGTTCAGCCTTGGCCCCGCACTCAAAACAAAACCCCTTACCCATTACTCGCTTTCCTCCGGTCCGGGTTCCCACATTTTTTCAATATCGCTTTCGTATAGGAAAATCTTTCGCGGCCCCACCCGTCGGCCCCGGATCTTCCCGTCTTTCCACCATCGGCGGACGGTGTGATCAGATACGCGACATCTTTCCGCGAACTCTTTCGGCGTGATAAGTTTCTCGTCCCTGTTCTCAGGCATGGCAAGTTCCCCTGTTTCAAGTTCCCCAATCAATTTTTCTTTCCTATGGTCTGGAAGGTTCTCGATCTTCTGAACCAGCCTTTGCGCGGCCAGTGAATCTTCTATGCGTTTACCCATTTGAAGCCCTCTTGTATAAACGGTTTACTGTCTTCCGGCACCATGATTTCCCGGTCTTGGTCTTTATGTCCCGATCGTTCAAGAAGTCGGCGATTTTCTGAAAGCTGAATCCTTCCCGGTCCCGGAGATCCAGGACTTCGGAAATGACATTTTGTTCCTCTTGATTAGGAATCAACCGCCCCTGGTCTTCGTTAAAACCAAAAGGACAATCGCCCCCGGTCTTTTCGCCCCTGGCCTTTTTCGCCTTCAATGCGCCCCTGGTCCTGGCTCGGATACAAAGCCTTTCGTATTCACTAAAGGCGTCAAGGATCTTCCGCATAAGAACTGAAGTCGGGTCATCGTCCCCCGTCCCTTCACCGGCAGCGGAAACGATCCTGGCCCCTTTGTCCTGAATGGACTTTTCAGCCAAAGCGGAGATCAGGGAATCGCGCGCGATACGGTCCCGCTTTGCAACCACAATCTGATCACCCGGTTCAAGGTCGGACATTGCATCCAACCACCCGTCCCGCTTATCCAAAGGCGAACCCCCGGAGATGATATCTTGATGAATTGCGGCCAGTTCCAGGCCCTGCCTTTTGCAATGGGTTTGAATTTGTTCCAACTGAGATTCCAGCCCCAATTTACTGTCGCCCTGGCTTCGCGTCGAAACCCTCAAGTAAGCTATCGCTTTCATAAGCTCCCCCTTGTTTGTTGATCACAGTATGCACGTTATGATGTTTGTTGTCAATGGTATGGTCAAAAAAAAATCGCCATATTTTCGATTTTGAGCAAAATTTTTTGATTCCAAGGGGTACAGGTCGGGTCAAAACCAAAGGCGAAAAAAACGGCTTGTGTGAAGGCTGGATAACTATTTGATATGCTTTGAAAAACAAAAGGCCAGGTCGAAACCCGGCCCTTTGCTGCCTTGGAAGGAAGCGTGAAGCGGAGAAGGCGCGCGGCCCACTTTCGGGATCTCTTGGTCCCGGATCAAACCATACTTTCACCGCCTGGACATGGTTCGATCAATCGGCGGCCGATAACAGCCGGCAGTAAACGCGAGAAAAACTGCCGGCAATGGCAAGGCACTCACCCCTTGCCCGATATATATAAACCCTGAAGGTTTATTGCTTTGTCTGCGGTCGCAGGTACGCGGAAAAGTTGATCCCCGTTCCGACGGTTCCGCTTACAGTCGTATAAACGCGAAGCTGATCATAAACGGTTTGGTTCCGTTCGGTTCGGAATGGTACCACATAGCGGCCCGTGGTACTGTCCTGGTCCCCGCCCAACACTTCGGCGGCCCCAAGCTCCAGGATCACCAAATCCTCGAATGTGTCGGCGAAATCGGACTTGCTTGAACCCTGCAAGCTGATCTTGAACAACTCGTCATTGTCGGCGATTTCAATCGCGGTCACGTCAACCACCAATTCGCCCTTGACGATGCCTTCCCCGACATCCACCACCTGAGCTTCCCCGCCCACCGTGGCGGCTGCGGAGCTGGCAACCAAACCCGCGTCTTTCATTATCAGATCATTATCAATCATGGTTTAACCCCCATTATGCGTTTTTGATGCCCCGGAGCCTGGCGGCGGATTTCGGATGGAAAACACCCAAGCCCGTGATCCATTCGATCAGGGTCTTATAGTAAGTTACGTCAAGGCCCAAGTCTATCACATCCATTGAACCGGCCTGAAGGCCCGAAACGTATTCGGCGGCCCCGAAGCGGACGGCGTAAATGGAACTGGACGCGGCGGTCCCGCCCCCCGGATTGTCTTCGTCGAAAGCCAAAATAAGGTTTCCGTCCTTATCCTCTTCGACGACGGCAATCGGAATTCCGGCGTATGCGGGAATTTGTCGCCCGAAGGAATCGCTCACGGTTTCCGTGGCCTGGCCTGCGGATCTCATCAGGGTATTGACTTTCCGGCGAAGCGTCTTGTTCATAAACAAAACGTCCGGCGTTCCCTGCACCTGGTCGATCATCTCGTCCAGCTTGGCAAGGGTCAGCGCGTCGCCCCCGGACGTGGAACCCTGATCCACCACCTGATCCCCGGTCAAACGATTTTCCAGCCCGTCGAACTCGTTCACGTCGCTGGAATTATCGCCCTTGAAAAACTTCTTGGTATATTCCAGGGAAACGGCCTTTGCCTTCATCCCGTCATACGTCGCCCGGAGATTGTTGACGTTGCCTTGGGTCTTAACCAAAGCGCGGTCAACCTTGCTGGTTCCGCCCAAGACGTAAAGGCGTTCGGTCTGCGGATTCACGACTCCGGTTGACTCGGTATAGCTTTCATTTATCCCGCGAAAGGCAACACCGGGAAGGGTTTCTTCCTGGTTATAAACGTATGCTTGCCCGTTAACTCCAAAGAACGGCAAGCGTTCCAGAACCGGAGATACGCGCGGGAAGATCTCGATCACCCCACGTTTCAGCGGATCTTGAACCAATTTTGCAGCTTCAAGCAAAGTGATAGACATATCAGTTCACCTCTTGATGTTGTTTACTTGTATCCTTGCGCCATGATGGATTGTGGACTCATGCCCTCAAAATCCGTCGGCGGCTTCCCCCCGGCTCGCTTCGGGTCTGGCCCGTCTTGCGCCTGGCCCTGGGAGAAAAGGCCCTTTTTCATGGCATTTCTAATCCAGCGGACTTGATCAGCCGGATTCAATCCGTTCGGAACCAGGTCTTGCATATCCTCCGGGATATCCTGCTTTAATTCGTCAACCAACTCCTGCAGGGTTCCTTCTGCAGCTTTCTTTTGTTCGTTAACCTGTTGAAAGCGCGCATACGGAACCGACTTTTCGCCCTTATCGGCGGCGTGCCCGTCGTGTTGGTTTTGGCCCTGGTTCTGGTTCTGGCCCTGGTCGTTTGCGCCTGTATCGTCGGCGGCGACGTGCTGGTTCTGATTCGGATCTTGTGACATGATCAACCCCCCGATTTACGCCCGGCGGCGGATTAGTCTAGTGCTCTCCAAAATACTTTATACGAATAACCAGAAGGGAAACCGTCCGGCGGTCCTTCCTGGGTCAAATCCTTTGGCTG